TTTTACTCAGTTTGGGGTAGGTTAAAGCCCTGCCCGATGGGAGGTCTAGGACGAGCTTTCTCCCCGTAGACTGAACCCCGTCGTAAGCCATTTTTAGCTTCCGGTCCAATTTTTTCCAGAACTTAGGGACTTTATGAATCCTTGTCCGGTAGAGATCAACGGCACTCCGCGCCTCGTGTTCAGACATATCATACATCTCAGCAAACCGTTTAGCTCCCGCGCCGTAGCCGCAGCCTAAAACGAGTGCCTTAACTTTGTGGCGGAGTTTGGGGTCTTCCTTTTTCAAGGAGCCTTTGTCGCTCGACCAAAGGCCAAACTGGATAGCGAACGCTTCGTAGATGTCGTCGGATTTTTCGATGGCGTCCATTGTTTCCCTGTCGCCGGACAGCCAGCAGAGGGTTCGGACTTCGATCTGGGAGAGGTCCACGACAACCAGCTTCTTACCTTTGGGGGCAGTAATCAGGTTACGCATGTTCACGCCGAACATACCTTCTCGCGGTAAGTTCTGGAGGTTCAGGTTCCCACCGCTCCCGCTAAAGCGGCCCGTGTGTCCACCAAAATACATGAGTCCGCCGTAGTATCGCTCGTCGGGCATCGTCGCGTAGTCAAAGCTCTCGAGCTTCTTCTTTATCGAGTTAATCCGCCGCCAGTTCGTGACCGCCTCGATCCACATATACTTGTGGCCGTGAGCGCGAATCCACCTCTGCGCGTCCACATCAGTCTTGGCGAGCGATGCGGGTGGCTCGATGCCGTTCTTGATGCAGTGTTCATCGAATGCCTTGCGGCTCAGGAGCGGCTTCTCGTCGGCCCAAGGGATCGATTTCTCGGTCTCGAAGATCAGCTCGTTGATGACCTCTTTGGCCTTACGTAGACCCTCGATATCAATCGGGATTCCTCTCTGAACGATGCGGCGATTTGTGAGGCTTATGGCCCTCTCAAAGAGGGACCACTTATCCTCATAAGCTTTCCATAGCCGGAGGCAGAGGACAGAGTCCTTAATGGCATACTCAGACACTTCCTTCTGGAAGTCTTTGTCCATGCCGTCCCACGTCTTGCCCAACATGTTATCGCGGGTCGATTTGGAGATCTCCAGACCGAACGCTTCAGCGGTTGAGTTCTTCAGTGATCGCGGTAACCCGCAAGCGGCAGCCATGTCTGCGGTGCAATGCCACTCGGCAGGTTCTACTTTCGGCCACCATTGCTGGGTGATGCCGTAGAGGTAGAGGGTCTCGTCGAAACTGGCGTTGTGGCTAAGGGCGACCTGTCCCTCCAGCATCGACCAGTTGAAATCTTTGGGGTGGCCGACGAACTCGTAGCCGTCGTCACCGACGACACTGACCATGTAGGCGTCAAAATCGTGATGGGAAAAGTAGCCTAGTGGGCCAAGGGTGCGAATTGAGCAGTCCTTGTCGTAATAGGTCTCGAAATCTAGTGCGTATGTAATCATATTAATTTATTTTTGGGCAGAAAAAAGCCCATCTTGGAACGCGGTCTAGTAGCGTGTATCAACGTCACGCTCTATGGCCGCTGGCAGTCCAAGACGGGCTTCCTGCTATTCTACAGTTTCCAAGTCGAATTCTTGCTGCTCCCCAACAACGTGTTGGAGGGCTTCGCGAACTACCTTCAGCTTTCGCAAGCTGGTGGTGACTTGTTTTCGTTGGTCCTCGACTTCAGTGATCATGCCGTCGAGCATCTCGACCTCCTGCAATAGAAGGTCGCGGGTTTTCTGTTCTTTCTCTTGGTCCGTCATATTTTTAAGGATTAAGCTCCGAGAAAGTTTTTAACGAAAGCGGCAACGTCGTCGTTGACCTCTTCCTTCGACACGGTGAGTGACGGGTTGAACCAAGTGTATTTGCCTTTCGACAACTCTTCCGAAACGAAATTCCAGACCCTGCTGTGGATCGGGATTCCTGACTGAAGGGCGGCGAAGGTGGCGAGACGCTTGTAGGTCGAACGGTATGCGTTCTTCCCCACGTTGATCTTACCTAGTGCGTAGTTGAGGTCACCGATAGGTAACTGGAACGCGTCGTCATTTTTGCTGCCTTCGGGCTGCTGTATAAGCAGAGTGATCTCCGCGAATTCAGTCATGGCCCACTCGGATTCTTCCGCGATAGCCTCTGACTCCGCTTTGGACCATGCGATCTTCGGGATCTCCTCCTCCTCGAAGGGGATGTTCTCGCGCCAGCCTTTTAGAGCTGCCACGGTGACCGCCTTAACTGGAGTGTCGGGTGGTGCGATCTCATACATCTTATCGAAAAGGATCGACCCGACTTTAGCGTCAGATTGAGTCATTTTCTGGCAGATGTTGATGCGGGGGATTTCGATGTCCTCCGTATCAATTACGATTCCGCTTACGTTGGCAAGGCCTGTATCAGCCTTGGTCTCGACTACTTCTTGTTTTTTCTCTTTAGTCATAATATCAATTATTTGTTTTTGGTTTATTGAGTCGCAACACAGTGTCGCTCGTCTGATGTTTCTACGATCCCTGCATCTTCGCAGTCGTCTAAGAAAATTTGTTTGTCGGAGGGGGCCACCTTTTTGGCGACCTTCGCGAGTGGGAAGTTAACCTGATCCAGCAACGTGTCCAGATCAATTCCATGTTTTTTCGCAATCTTCGCGAAAGTAGCATTATCAGAGATTTTTCGGATGCGCCCCATCGAGCGCAGCTTCAAACCGTCGAGCTTCTCACCTTCTTTAAGAGCCTCGAGCGTCTTACGCTTAATAGCCGCCGACCAGTTCTCCACGATCTTCGCTATGTTGAACAGCTCAGAGAGTCTGGCAGGATTATCCACGTCAGTAGGGTCGATGTCCGGCAGAGTAGTATCAAGTTTCTTGGCCACGTTGATAACGAGTCCACCCAATGCGGGGCAGCTATCCTCGTATTTGCAGAAGCGGCAATACTGGGTCGGGGTGCAATCTTCGAGTTCTGGTGTGCCTGTTTCCCACTTAGGTCGAGTGGCCTCACCCGCTTTGATAATGCGGCTTAGGTCGGCGACCAGAGTCGGTAGGTCAGCTCTCGTAAACGTGTGGTGGAGAGTCGCGTGGTGCTGAGGCACGTAGAACGCGAAGATGATCTCCTTAATGTCAGGATACTTCTGGAAGGCTCCGGTGGTATAGGCTTTCGCCTGCCAGTTAGACTCGGGCGGATCGATGATGCTGATGCCCGTCTTGTAATCAGACATGACGGCTCGCTCACCACCTTCGAGGATCAGGAAGCGGTCACAGGTTCCCCACGTCGCGGTCCCATCCAAGGCGACTTCGACTTGGATCTCGTTAAGCTCCTCCGCGATCTCACCGAAGTTTTCCATGAAGGCTTTCTCCATTTCTACGATTTGCTCGTAGATCGACAGCTCCTCCTCAGTTTGGAGAGCGGAAGGATCAAAGACTTCGAGTGCCTCATGAATTCTGGTCCCCATCTCGGCTGCGGGTGACGTGCCGTCGCGGCCCGTGTATCCCGCGCAAGCGGCTACGTATTTCAGGCTCGATGGAGAAAACTCCGCGTGACCCCTGTCTGTGTGGTTTGGTTGGTTATTGGAATCCATATTCTAAATTTAATTCGTTGAGTTTGTCTTGGTCCAAGCCGTAGCCCTTTCCGTATCCTAAATCAATAAGGTTCTCTTTTTTTATTAGGTCATCTTTGTAGACCCACCCCTTGAGGTAGACCACTGAGTTTTTTACGATGGCGAGGACATAGACATCGACATCGGGGTTACCTTTTAGGGTAGCGAGGAGCATCCCCTCTTCGTGGTGAGTTGACTTTACGTCATATCGCAGCCCGTTCAGAATACCGTCGGGGCTGCCGCTTCTTGGTTTAAGTCCGAGGTCAGGGAAGACGTTAAAGGCTTTGGCGAAAGCATACTCCGCTTTGAGGCCCATGACATCAGCCTTCGCCCCATCTTGGCTCCCCATCTTGGCGTCCTTCACTCTGGCGCTACGTGCGATCAAAGAGCGGAGCCTGCCGAGTGTTTCACACACAGCGAGTTCATCTGGTTCGATTACTATTCTCATGGGCTGTTTCTATGTTTCTTATTCTTTTTCTTCTTCTTCTTGCCTCCTGCATGTTTAGAGAAGGTGTGCGGGTGTTGGGGAGCGTCTCCGCTGAAGCGCGCGTTAGCATAGCCGCGACTAGGCCCGTGAGTGGGTTTATTTTTCATGTGTTAATGTTTTACTTTCTTTTATATGGGCTATGCATACCTGTGTATGCGGTGTTCACTCTTCGGTAAGCATTACGGTCTAACTGTTCGTTAGGGACTACGCCTCCCGCTCTCCGAAAAGATAAAAGAGCTGACTTAATCCATAAGCTGTTCTTCTTGCTTTTCGTCCACCTATCGACAGCCACGCGCCAATCAATGCCTTTCTTGTATGCGTTATAACCGGACTTTCCAGCGCCGCTGTCGATGTTTCCTCTATTTGTTATTTGCATCCGACAACGGTTTGAGGTTGATTTGAAGTGAGCTGGAGAAGTTACTCAATACATCCTTAGCATAAGGAGTGACATACCAGTAACCGACTTTTTTTGTAGCACCGCTAGCACCACCTTTTTTTGTAGCACCGCCTTTTATTTCGTATCTGATTTCTTGTCGCGTCAGGTTGTGTTGCTCGCAGGCAACCATCGCCCCATAAATTTTGGCGCGGGAAACATTGAATGCTCGACCTACTTCTGCCGTATTGACGCCTACGTCCCTTGATGCGATATACGCGAGCATAGAAAGCCGATCTGTTTTGGTGATACCAGCTTCCAGCAGGTGTGCTACGGACACCGCTATATTTTTTAATTCTATTTTCATTGATGTAGAGTATTTAAGTTATCCGACTTCTGTTCTATGACGCGCATAACATGTTCCTCGACGGAGTTGCTCGCAACTAGGATCTTCTGGATGGCGTCACTTTTTGATCCGTTCCGGTGAATCCGGCCCAGCGCCTGTAGGTGATCCTTGACGTTAAAGGTAGGCGAGATCAACGAGATCCTCTGGCGGTTTCCTTTTATATCGTGCAACGATATGCCCGTGCCACCCGCCGCAATGTTCACGACAATGACGTGTTCGCTATCGTCTTGGAAGTCATCAATTACCTGCTGACGGTCTGCTGCGGTCTGGCCCCCAACAATAGCTGGACACTTTAACAACTGCTGGAGTGTATTAGCGGTATCTGTGAAGTTGACGAAGAGGACAACGCTGTGTCCCTGCTCGACGTAGTCCTTAGCCATCTCGGCCATATCTTTCGCCTTGAGAGACTCGGCTAGCTGACGGGCGCGGAGCAGGTTGACGAGAACCCAGTCGCTGTCCTCCACAGTCCCGTTCTCTATTAAGTTAGTGAGAATCTCTGGCGTGATACCGAGATCCTTATACGCCTTGGCGATCTTGGCGGCAGAGCCAAATGATACAGGCTCCACGAATACGCGGTTCGCTTTAAAGGAATCGGGGAAGTCGCCCACCGTGAGACGCTTCACGTTCTTGCTATACATGACCTTATTGAGATCATTAAGTTTGGTCTTACGGCGAAGCTCCCACGCCTTCCACTCGTTCTGGGCGCAGCCATACTGCATCATCCAACTGAACCAGCTTTTTAGTTCGTCGGAGGAGCGGTTGAGATTGTGGAGACCCAACGCAAATCCTAACGGGCGCATCTCGGTGGGGTCTTCGGCGGCGGTCGCACTCATTGCGTGGACCGAGTAGCCCTGCATAACGAGCGAGATCATTAGCTGCGCGTTCTGCGTGAACGGCCCTTTGCATTTGTGGACCTCGTCCACCAGCACGATAGTTTCTTCGGGCAGTGACCACAGCATGATCTTCTTCCCGCTCTTCGACATCCACTCTGTTTTCCCGTTACGAATTTTCTCGTAGTTCAGGACGAACAGCGGGTCGATGCCTGTCTCTTTCAGCTCGCGCTCCCATGACGGGATGACTGCCTTGGGGCAGAGGACCGCGACGGGCCTGCCGAGGCTCTTGGCTAGGTGGGCCGCTACGACCGTCTTGCCTGTTCCGACGTGGCTCGTGTCGAGGGTATTGCTGCCGCTCGCCTGCTTATTTAAAAAGAAGTCGAACGCCTCTTTCTGTTTTGGATATAAGGTCTTCATCTATTTGAATTATTGTCTATGAACAGACATATAATTCGGGAGACCCACTCCGTCCAGAAAAAAGTTCAACTTTTTTTACCCCTATGTCGCATCTCCTTCAGCGACAGAGGAGTTTTCTTTATACGACCCATAGCTTGAGCTTGAGGAAGAGCTTGAGGAAGAGCTTGATGAAGAGCTTGATGAAGAGCTTGATGAAGAGCTTGAGGAAGAGCTTGAGTCACACCCGTCGCACGGGCCAACCGTGATGTTCCCTAAGCTAGAGTCAACCCACGTTCCGAAGGGGCAAGCACCTTCGTCTGCTCCCCCTTGCGGAGTCGCGGCATCGCCAGCGATCACCATCGACCACTTACAATCGGCGACGCGTTGGAAGGAGATGTCATCCAGAATAAAATTGCCATTGGCCTCTGGAGATATCTCATAACAAACTGCCTCTGTTGCTCCCAGCGGGGTGAATCTGATCTGGATGCATGGACACTGCTCGCACGGGCCACCAGATGAAGAGCTTGATGAAGAACTCGTCGCTACGTAAGGGGTAAGCTTAAGAATGTTGCTCGCACGTCCGGCTGAGAAATACATGCTGTCGCCAGAGGTAACCCCATAGGTGTAGTAAAGAGTGTTAGGCGAACCAGACAGCGCGAGTATGTGGGAAATATCTTCGTAGCCAATCTCGTCAGTGGCAGGGTCGATCCACATTAAATAATCCTCATCCCACGGGACAGAGTAAATACGACCATCCGGTCCGAGGAGGGAGCTGAATGACTTGGACGTCGATGTTGCTGTGGCGGATATTAGTGCAGCAGGTAACGGTAGCTCATAAGCCCTGTCCGTAGTGGTATCAATTTTTAGGATCGAGTTCGCCCTTCTGGGCATCGCGTAAATGTTACCGGATACGGGGTCCACAGTTCCGCCCGAATATTTAACGAAGTAAGGGGGCGTATTGCCTGCGTTGTAGGAAGATACGGGCGGCGGGAACGCGGTCTCTGTAGGAAGAGGGGCGTTTCCTGTTAGTGTATCGACCCCCTCCGCAGAGAATCCCGTAGAAGGATCAGTGATTATGATGCGGCCTGCGCCCATCGGGGTGCTGTATAGCTTGCCATTCGGTGCGGCAGTGACTCCCCACTTAGAGTCATAAGTCCCATTATTCGTATCAGTAGACCAATTAGGTCTAGCCGTGTAAATTCCTCCGGTTCTAGCGGTGGTATATTGTAAAGCCGTGAGGGTAGAATCGGTTGTTGTATCCAACCGGAAGACATACTTCAAAGGATGCCCTCCGCTATACTGGGTCGAATAGATCACGCCGGACGAGTCTATAGCACCTCCCCTTGTCTGGTTAGAGCCGCCCACCGTTGTGGCGACGAGACCTCCGCTAGTGCTTGTATCTAAGATTAACCAGCCTGACCCATTGTGCGGGTTGAAATACATCTTCCCATTCGGAGCGAGCAAACCATCAACCCACTTTTGGCGTTTATTGGAGGGCTGCGAGACGCTTAGGGAGCTTAGAGTTACCTGAGATACTGAGTCGTCGGCGGGGTCAATAACGAGAACGCTATCGACGTAGTATGGTGCGCAATAAAGTTTACCATCAGCGCCCTCTACGATAGACCGCCACTTAATAGCGTTGCCAACCGTGCTACCAGTGCTTAGTAGGTTGTAACCAAACGGGCCTGCAGCGGCGGAGATGCCCACGCTGGTAGAACTGCTGCTGGAACTCGAACTGCTGCTGGAACTCGAACTACTGCTGGAACTCGAACTACTGCTGGAACTCGAACTACTGCTGGAACTGGAACTGCTCATAACCAGACTAATAGCCTAGAATTAGAGCCGCGTCGATACCTAAGCTTAACTCTTTTTACCGTTCCTTATATAGAGGGCGATAAGGTAGGCGTCGATCATCCCGTCGTGGGGCTTTTTGCACCTCTTGCTCGCGAGCCAGTTCTCTTCTGGCTCAAGCGATATAGCCAACGCTAAAGCAAATTCTTTGGACCTACCTTTAGGCATCCGGCCAAGCATCTTCTTTTGCCACTTGTGGACTGAGACTCGTTGTACAGGATACTGGTGGCTTTCGGCCATGCCAACTAGTTTGCCGAAGCTGATGGCCATAGACCTGACTGCTTGCGAACTTTTCGCGTGGGCTAGTGGTTCTTCAATGGCCAGCTCAAATGGCGTGTTGAGGTCCAGAAGCCACTGCTTGATGGCGCGGATGTCGATCTCCTTTTTCTTCGACATCTGGAGAGTAGGCATACGAATCTTGTCGATGATCCTACCGTTGAATTTAGAGACCGCACAGAGTCCCCCGTCGAGTCCGTTGTCAATTCCTACGATCATTTTTCAGGTGTTCCCGTTCGGGAATAAAATATAACTTACAGGTCTTATTCGCGGTAGTATGCCCTATCGGGAACATTATCGCGCTCGCGCTCTTCGGTGAGCAGAGCTTTAGCAAGAATAGAGTAGTTGACGAGGTCTTCGCAGGCATCGTCAACTGACTCACCTGCAACCTTCAGCTCCCCGTCGTTCACGAACGACTTAATACGCATGAGTTTATCCTGCATCCTCAACAGGAGTCCGGTTACCGGATGGAGACCCAACGACCGCGCTGACTTAAAGTTAGCAAGAGCGTCGATTGTTTCCGCGCCCCCACAGTAGTCGGAGTTCTTGGCTTTCATAATGCCAAGCGTTTTCTTGCACGTTTCTTCGTGGATCTTGAATAGGGTTTCGGGTTTCATGGTTAAGATAGTATAGAGTCGGCCCTGACGAGAAGTCCATCACCTTCCGCCGGAACTAAGACGCGGATGCCGCTCGGCAGTGACTGGAGGTATAGGACTTCGCGCGCGTTGGACGGGTTGACCCGATACCAAAGGCCGCCAGCTTTGCTGACTGAAAAACGGAAATCCGCGCCCTCATCGATTCGGGTAATGAAGCGGGGTCCAACTTCGGGGATTCTGTTGGGAAACATAAAGTATTAAATCTCTTTTCCGGTATCTGCGTCAATCGTTTTTTTCTTCCGAATTGCCCCACCACCTTTATCGGCCTTGGAATTATTCAGGACGGAAATATCAATTTGCATCTTCCCGCTATTCCCGCCACCAGTCTTCGCGTTAAGACCTAGGTTGCGCCTGATGAGCTGGTCGAGTTCTGACATCTCGCGGATCGTCTTCGGTCCGCGCATGGTCTTTATAGAGTCGCGCAGTAGTTTAATTCCAGCAGCCGCCACGTAGTGCTGGTATTTATCAGCGGGAGAGTTCTGGGACTCTGCGATCTCCGCCATAGTGACGTCCTCTTCTTTAGAAGCGCGGAACCGCTCTTCTACGATGGCCGAGCTAACGGTCTCGTTGAAGTGTGCCTCGATGTCTTCCTTGAGTTCGTCCTTATCAGAGGAAGGCTCCTCGTGTTCCTCTTTGATCTTTGAGTTGTGGATCAGGTTGTCGAGAACATTACCCTCAACGACGGTCCCATTTACTTTAGCTGCCACGCCGTGCTTCTTAAGCCACTTTCGGATCGTGTTACGGTGGACCCCAATGTGTTGACCAATTGAGCTATTACTGTAACCTTCTTTATTTAAGCGGAGGGCTTCAGCCTCACACTCCCGTTTAGGTTCCTCAGACATCAACTTAATTATGCCTTCCGAAGCAGAAAAGCGCAAGCGTGTTCTAGAGCCACGTATCGACCCTCAGTCAAAGCAGATGGACGTGGGCGGCCTAGAGATCAGGCCCACCAGCCAGCTAACCGCTCTCCTCTACGGATTCGCCCACCACCCAAATAATAAGGCGAAGGAGTTTTACTTCTGGCGGATCTGCGACGAACTCTGGAACCATGATGAATTGCCGGAGCCTATGATGGTCCGGCATCCGTGGGCCGAACAAATGATCCGCGCCGCGCTGAAGGATAAGTATCTTGCCATCGGCGGGTCCGCTTCATCCGGTAAATCACACACGATGGCCGCTTGGGGGATCGTCCAGTGGCTGAGTCAGCCGCGCGACACGCTGGTCCTGATGACCTCGACCACGCTACGTGAAGCACGAAAAAGGATCTGGGGTTCGGTCATGTCGCTACTCTCTGTGATAGACGGTGCGCCAATCAAGATTCGGGATTCGATTGGAAACGCGGCCTACGTTGACGAGAACGGGACTCTTATCGAGAGAGCTGGTCTCTCGCTTATCGCGGCGGAGAAGTCCAAGACGAGAGAGGCCATCGGAAAGTTTATCGGTATTAAACAGAAGAGGGTCATCCTCATCGGGGACGAGCTGTCTGAACTGTCAGAGGCCATCCTGATGGCGGGACTTAGTAACCTATCTAAGAACCCGTCGTTCCA